TGTGCGATGCTTCGCCATGCGAGATGGTAGACTGCTCTCTCGTAAGGGTAAGGAGTTTCCTCATCTTGACCATCTTAGAGCAGACCAAGACGGGATATTCTACAGAAGTGGGTGGATAAGGAAGGTAAAGGGAGCAGCGATATTCGATGGTGAACTATACTCAGATGACCTGACCTTCCAAGAGTTGGTTGGGTTAGTCAAGCGTGTAACCTTGAAGGATGGAGATGATGAGCGAATGAAGTTAATCAAACTACGAGTGTATGACTGCTACTTATCATCAGACCCTAATTTGGATTTCGTTAATCGCACATCCTTTGTGGATGAAGCAATCGCAAAAGACACAGCCATACCTAGTAGTTGGGAGAAGGTGCAGAACTACACTGCTCACAATGAGGATGACATATACAGGTTGCAGAAACAGTTCATCGAAGAGGGCTACGAGGGTGCTATGGTTAGGAATTTTCAGGGTGAGTACGCACTAGGCAAGAGGTCAGCCAACCTTCAGAAGGTCAAGACATTCCAAGATGGGGAGTACAAGATAGTGGGCTTTGATGAAGGAGTAGGTAAAGAAGAAGGGTGCGTTATATGGAAGTGCACAACAGGGGTAATAGGGTCAAATTTTGTTGGCTTCTTCAAGGTCAGACCAAAGGGAACACAGGCACAGAGGCGAGAGTGGTTCAACAATGCCTCGCAGTATGTCGGTAAGATGCTGACTGTAAAGTATCAGGAACTAACAGATGATGGCATACCTAGATTCCCAGTGGGAATATCAGTGAGGGATTACGAATGAAGAAGAAGATGACAATATGCTACAGATGTGATGGACATGGTGTTCACACTAACCCATCCATCTATCCTGAAGGTGGTGGCTTCACGCAAAGTGAGTGGGATGAGTTAGATGAGTTCGCACAAAACACCTACATGCGTGGTGGCTATGATGTCACATGCACTAAGTGCAAGGGTATCAGAGTCATTCCAGAAGAGGATGAAGAGGACTACTCTTGCGGTTGTGGTAGTAGTAGATGTGGATGGTGTGCATGATGACACTTTCACCTAAGCCCTTCCCTTCAAAAGACAAGGGTATAATGTTAGACGCAATCAAGAAGAGAGACATGGGTCTACTAATGTCGTGTTCAAGAAGTAGACTACTCTACTTTGCACACAATAGGCTTCACGTAATGAGACAAGCGGCGGAAATAAAAGCACCGTTATTACCATTGGATGGTGCAGGTGAAGTGATTGATTATCCGGCAGGTAGAGGTAGAGGTAAGATAGCAATTGTAGAGTGGTTAATCGATTACGAACAGAGGTATCAGGAAATGAACAGTAAACTCATACTCGATGAGAGAATTAACCAGTCACTCTTAAATTAGTATACATGAAGTTAATTTTGACTATATAAACAAGGAATGAATAAAGGAATAGAAACGGTGAGTAGAATGACAATTATATCAACAGATGCAAAGGACGATGAGGACAAAGACTCAAAATCATACGATGACTTAGGGTCACTAACAGGGTCAGACCTGTTTGAGCATTTCTTTGACGAACTAAAAGCGAAGGTAAAGAGTGAGACTAAGACAGGCATAACAAAGGAGAGAACAGTTACCAAGAGCAGGATAGACCTAGTAGCAGCGCAGAAGGCGAAAGACTTGTTCAAACTAATCGCTGCACGAAATGCAGGTAATGGTGAGTGGGTTATACCTGCCACTGAACTAATCAATTTGGATGACGAGTGGGAAGTTGTAAATAACGCATTCAAGAGGGTCATGTCACATGCTGATAAGCGCGTAGCATTCTTGAGAGCATGCCCAGAGTATGCAAGGCATGGTGTCCTTGAGTCTCTTGAGGTAAACGTTGACGACTTGAAGGAGAAGTGGACGTATCTTCGTGCTACCATGCAGACTCATGATGAGAACGGATGTCTCATACTACAACCATTCATCGCCGCTACAAGCAGTGCAGTGATTGCGCCTACACAATTTGCAGCAATAGCAGCAGGGCATGATGGTATTACAGCAGGTGGCGCAAGGAAATTATACTTCATCCTCAATTCACAAGATGAAGTCCTATCATCGCACATCTATGCGGTCAACAACAAGAACGTCGTTGGTAAGTATGAGTGTGAGTTTGTTTATGAGAGAGGTGCTAACTATCGTGCGGCGAAGAAAGCAGTTGGAACACCATACTTAACACAGGTTCGTGCCGCACCACCGCATACCCCACGTGCTCCACCATTTACATACTACGTTGACCCTCAGACTAGAAAGCCAGTAGCAATACAGTACACTGAGGTAATGGAAGAGGGAGATACAGAGCCAACTAGGATTGTGGACGAAGAGTGGGCTAAGGACTACGTCAAGTCAATAGCAAATGTAGACTGTGCAATACCTGATGGTGTAGTGGTAGCAAAAGAGGTGTGGGTAGCAACTGGGCTAGAGGAAGTGGCTTGGTTGGAAGAGAACATCACGAAGGACAAGGTTCCAGAGGGTTTCGTGATGTCTCACCCAAGTGGTTCACTGATGTCGCATATATGTGCGCACGGTAGGGAGAATGACATTCCATACATAGTTGGTAAGGTAGAGGTTGGAGATAGATGGGTGGAAGGCAGCCCCACATGGGCAGCCCTAGACCCCGATGGTGTAATTGAGCCACTGCCATACGACCCATGCATCCCTGCTTACATCAAGAAGTTCCAAGCAGGGCTGAATAACAGCCGCATCCAATGGCAGAGACAGCAAGGATGGCTTGCACACTTCTTCCATCAGTGGGCTGGTATGAATTACAATGGGGCAGATGCAGCATATTTAGCGGGAGGATTTGTTGGTTGGATGACTAAGGCTTTCCTTGCTACTTGCATTGGAGAGTTGAGGCATGCACCTAATCACAAAAGAGATTGCTCAGTTGAATTGATGCCTGTTCTTACAGCAATGATGGGTGGAAACAACTGGGAGTTGATTACATCTAGCACAATAACAGAGGGCAGCAAAATCAAAACAGTGAAGGGTAAGCCAGTTGCTACATACAACTCACAAGCAAGCAGACAACACTACTACGCTCTAATGGAGATGGTGAACGTAGACTTTGATGAGCAGAGGCTGGCTCTTAAGTGGGCTGCTAAACAATTCAATAATGGATGGCCCACCCAATATGGTGGTAAGAACTGGGGAATATGCGCTAACCTAGGAGTCAGGGTTTGTGAAGCAGCCATCGCATTCAACAACAATCCTAACAAGGAGACACTTACTGGACTACTGGGAGCAGTTAATTCAGCCAAGAATGCGGAACACAATAACGGCTTCCTGTTTGGTAAGTTCCTAAGCCAGAAGGCATTTGATTACAGTAGTGCGCACACAGACAGAGAAGGTAACATTCGTGGGTTGTTTGACCACTCTTCATCATCTCTTGGATACATGTTCAAGGCTTATGAGATTGCTGCGGACTTCATGGATGGTGAACCTAATCAGAATTGTTTTGTTCCTAAAATGGATTGGCACACACTCTTCTCATTCCTAAGGGGTAAAGGCCCATCTTACTGGAGACAGTGCTTCATCGCTCTTGATGATGATGTGCCTGAACCATTGAGGGATGCTGCACTAGCATGTGGACCGAAGTTGATGCACCATAGCAACAAGTATTCTCACAAGGAGAACTTCATTCCTTGTGGTATAGACACTTGTGAGTTGTGTAAGGAGCATGATGTAGTAGTAATGAAACTAAGATTCGGCAATCATGCACCTAGTTTGCTACTTACACCATCGTATCCTGAGGTATACCCCGCTGGTAAGAAATCACAATCATCCACTATGGCCTATGCAGTAACACAACTAATCAGAGACAGGAGATATGATGAGGTTACTCCTGAGATGTGGGTGGATGCATGGAATGGATTAAACAACCAAGACCCCACTTACCCTGTATTAACCAAGTTCCTAACTAAGTTCGCCAACACGCAGTTAGCAGATGACAAGGACTGGACTGACAAGGTGTTGGCGATAACAAAGGAGAATGAAAAGAATGAGTAAGAAAGATTGTCACAGCGGAAACCCACTCGTCTTCAAGACAGGAGGCACCAGCGTGTATGCTGGTGGGACGAACAGAGATGGGGGTTGGCACAGGATGAAGCCCATGCCACAATTGGCTATGGGGCCAATAGGCGTTATACGCTCAGCCAAGACTAGGGACATACTACCTGAGGGCTGGTCATCATCCTCTCTAGCAATAGGCGGTTCTACTCCTATAGTCATAGAGATTGACTGGCCTGACTATGGTATCCCCTCTAACCTACAAGGAAACTGGTGGAAGGCACTAGTGCAGGACATCAAGAAGAAGAACATTACAAGCATCTCTACTCAATGTATGGGAGGGCATGGTAGGACCGGCGTCCAACTAGCCATACTAGCACATCTATTGATGCCTAAGGACGAGCATGAATGGAAGGACGTTAATGAGTTGGTCACATGGGTGAGGACTAAATTCTGTTCACATGCTGTTGAGTCCAAGAGTCAGCAGACATACATCTCAGAGGTATGTGACATACCTGAAGGAGAGTCTGTAATCAGTATCACTGCAAACCCATGGGCTACAACCAACTTCGATGCTAGTGCTATCTTCACTGAGGATGAGTTGAAGCAAGCAGAAGCAGATAGACAAAGAGCAGAGAGGGAGAGCGCTGCCCAAAAGAACAGGAAATCACATCAAGGTGTCGAATGGAAGGGGCACTCTGATGAATCGAAAAACCGCCCACCAAAGAAGAAATACAGTTCACCAATCAAGAAAGGATGGTCGCTCACATGGTGTCCAGATTGTAACAATTACGAGTGGCGTAAGACGAGCGTTGCGGATATGGAGTGGCCATGTAGGTCATGTGGTAACCACAGAATTGAGCAAAGAGATGTTGAACTAATGAATGGGGAGGGCTTAGTGTTCTGTATTGATACAGATACACACTGGCATCCTATCGAGATGTTTTCACACAATCGTTCCTTCAAGGCAGAAGCAACAGATAGACGTATGAAGATAAAGGAACACACTGGAGGCTACTTTGAGATACAAGTGGGTAGTTCATACTGGCCAACGTGGTTCTTGGGAGAGGATAGTGCAAAAGACATAGTGCCTGTTCATCGTATCTACACTAAGATGAGGAAAGTGGAGAAGGAAATGCTACCTAAGCCTAAGCCTAATCAGAGGAAGATTACAGATAACTTCAATGATGCGCCACCGCTTGACATTACTCTCGACCCTGATAGCCAATGGAGTCCTATCAGAGACCCACACAAAGACGAACCATTCGTAAATAAACACCGAGATGTATTGGACAAATATGCAGACGAATTGGTGAAAAAGCGAAGACAAAGCAATGATGAAATAGAAACAGAGGACTGATGAAATGGAAGAAAGAATGCAAGTAAAATGTAGATATGATGACGAGATGATGCACATTCAGTGCGTCAGCGAGAAAGTGAATAAAGGCAGGGAGTATGGAATGGCAGTAAAAATGCGAACCACCTCTGATGTGAGTATGTGGTTAAGGGAGCAAACCCCAACCCTAAGGTCAGCAGCATCGGGAGGAGAACCCACCTACACCCCTTTCCAGATATACCAATATCCTAACAAGGAGTGTCAGATATTCATACCCGGAACGCCTCACAATCACCCGCAAGGGTTTGTAGGGAACTTACACGTTCTCTCTGAGAAGGTAAAGGGATTGCTAGGATTTGCTTCCGAAGCAGGATTCTTGGAACAAGCAGAGGGTGCACCCTACGTAACAGCAGAGCAAGAGACACAGGGATTTGACTTGGGAAGTGTTGAGTGATGTTTTACACACCTACAATACCAGAGAAGCCTTACACTATAACACAAGGGATTTGGGAATCCTTCTACAACGCCCAACAGAAGGGAACGATGAACATGTATGGTCATCATTTAGTGAGATACTTCCTAGATGACAATGCATACGACAAGGCATACCAGCACTTCGTCATAGACGAAAGAACAGAAGATGTGGTGATAGAATGAAGTTAATGACACAAAGTGGAGAAGCCCACGTATTGATGGAAGAGGTAGTGGCGGTCGTAAGACACTTGCCTAATAGAGACAACTTCAATGTAGACGTGCATCTACGCAGTGGCACGATTTTCACTGTGGTTGATGTAGATGTGGATAGACTAGAAGAGATACTAACAGCGTGGGAGTGGGCTACTGATGATGCCAAGCAATAAAACAGACAAGGCCATACTAGCAACACTCTCATTGGTGAGTGAAAATCTAGGAGACGAGTTTGATATTCCGCCTAAGACAGCAGCACTAATCACAAGCCTGCGGCAAGCAAAAGCACGCCTGCGCCTGCGTATAGATGATAGTCTCCATCTGCATCTAGGGTGGCATATACTAGGGAATGTAAACGTGATAAACAGCAACATATGGTATACGCTCATAGAAGAATTGTCTGAAATATATGACACACCAATAGGGATTTTTTCCGCACTACAACTAAGCATTCGCTCAGACCCCTCATTCATGAAAGTAAGAAATGGCGGGCCATCGCCATTCTTTGTTGACAGTAAGGGTAATCCTACATACGATAGAAAAGGAGCAGATAGAACAACTCCCGAATATCTACGGTGTGCATGGGACGGTTCACTAGAGAACATGTGGGATGCTGAAGATTTACTCACAGTGCCAAGAATCTACGGATTAACAGATGAAGGCGCAGAGTACATGATGCAGAATGCCAAGACACACAGCGGCCCAGACATAACAGTAGCATGATAAACATTTGACTATATAAACAAGGAATGAATAAGGAGATGAGATAAGATGACAAAACAAGAATCAGTAAATGTACAGATAGTGGGTATGGCCAATAAGGTCGCACTGGATAGCCTATCGAATAAAAGTAGGGGGCAACACCACCAACTTGGGATAAACAAATACAAGGTGCAAGGCATACAGGCTCTAAGACACAAGAAGACAGGCGAAATCGTAATACCGTCCATGTATTATGCTTTGGTAAAAGGAACGATACATTGTTATTGGGATAGTGCTGACAACAAAACTTACAATCTAAACACGTATACTAGCGTTGATGATGACATCATAGATACTACTGAAGATTGGTTAAAATCAACAAGTAGAGAGGCGTTGGATAATTACGAGTTAATCTTCATTAAGATGAAGGAAGGGTATAGTATGCCATACCGTCATGGATACCATTACTTCAACAATAGCAAAGGAGTAAGAGTAAGTATCTACAATGCAGGTATAGCAGGAATACCAAGAAGCGTATACAACACCATCGAGGAAATCATCGTCTTGCAAGACACTTTCAATTCACCCAATGCAGATTACAAAGAATCCAAAGAAAATCATCCTAGAGCGCCGAACTCAGAAGAATTTGTAATTATGGAGGTATGAATATGGGAAAAGCAGAGAGACAAGGACAACACACATGGGAGAAATATGTAAAAGCAGGAGTAGTAGACACACATCTTAATTGGTCAGACGACCCTATTGTAGTAGCACATGCACTGGGTAAGACACGAGAAGCAGTAGGCAAGTGCTGGCCAATGGATGCAGCAGTCGCATACACACTGGCATCAGCAGGGCCAGATGCAAATCTGACATCGAAGGAAATGGTGAACCAATACACCAAAACAGCAGCGGCGATGATGTCTCAGACTGTTGCCTATGGTAACGTTCCTGATAGCAGAGTAGACTCTTGTAATCACGACGAAATCAATGGGATGGTGTGTTTAATCAATCAAGTTTTCAAGAATAAACAGGGACATATTTCATTCCACCCAGAAAAGCCGATGATAGAGAATGGCATTATCAAAACAGGAGTTGGTAGCACGCGGCGGAAGATACCTAAGGAATTGATGTCACTGCTAACAATTAGAACAACTAAACAACATGCAAGCAGATTTACGTCATGGCACAAAACAGGAAATGCACCGCCTGCCATAGACGTAAACATTCTTGATGTGTTATTATCTTCTAAGTTCAAGCCACTAAAGGAATACATAGAGAAGAAACTCAAGACGACCAAGTGGTGTATGTTCTCAGATAGAGCATTTACTACAAGAGAAACACTGGGTAAGTGCTCGTGGAAAACATGGGATGCTAGCGGTAGTGTAGGAGAAGCGAAGAAAGGACACGATGGTAACGTGATGATTTGTGGTTATCATGATAAACCTATGTATAATGGATGGGTTCTCATAAAGAAGATAGACCAAGATGGACAGATTATTCCAAATCGGTTTGAGAGAGTGTGGTTAAGAGGCACTTACGCTGCTGTTGGTGATGGTTGGAATGCGCGCCAACTCTCTAACCGTTTTGGCTCAGACTGGGTAAGAAATCTAACCCCTGATAGGATAGTAATATGGGATAGAGTATCCAGAGGGCTATCTAATACCATACCCAGTAAGTTGGTAGTTAAGGAAATTAACGCTGCGTGCAGGAGAATGACTGCAAGGAACTTCAACGTAGTCAGGAAAGAAGGCTTGAGGAACACGGCGACTTACACTTGGAAAGAGTGGAATTGGCTGGCTAATCTTAAGTCTTGGATTGCACAGACTAGACAGAAGAACAGGAAGGAGCACGACTTAGTGAACGGTTGGAAGTGGACAAAGTATAACAGCAGAAAATCATACGGTTTTGAGATTGCACAGTTCAAGTGGATTCCGGGCGAAGTGAATGATGATTACAACGAAGATATACACAAGAGTGTTCAACAAGTGGGCGATAGTACAATCACCAATTATGCCACTGCACCCGCAGTGAAAATGTCCATGAACCTATACAGACTCAGGGTAAAAGCAGGTTACTACAACACATCTAATGTTGATTGGATATGGCGCAGCAAGGCCGAAATCAAGCAATTCATTGACTTTCTACCACTCATGGCTAAGAAGACTGGCGCAGTAGGGACAAGCGGAAATAGGGAGTGGGATGCATCTATTGGTGGTGAATCATTACCAATAGAAAAGCCATTTGAGATATTCACTGAGGATTTAGTGTCAAGATTTATCATGGATATGGATGCAGACCCTGAGGACTTACCATCACCTACCGAATTGTTTGAAGCACTACAGTGGGGGAGCCCTCAGGATTTTGATGCAGCGTTAAAGATACTTAGTGACGAAGTGCACGGCTATTGGGAGAGACCAACAATAGTCAACGAGCCAAAGAAAAGTGGGGACGAGGATGGGGGTGCAACCCCTGTCATCCAATGATGGGTTTGAATTGACTCCTGCCATACTGTGTAAGATAGCAGAAATAGGCACAGCAAATATAGAGGGAACTACGCTAACATTTGGATGGGGGGATGCAGAAGTCATACTATGGGCAAACCACACAGATATTCCTTGCCCTAAGTGTGGTAAGGAGTGTCGTAAGTGTGTGGTAATGAAGACCAATACAGGAGATGTCTACGTTTGCTTGCACTGTGATGAATACATACGTAAGATTGACGATGATGATGACGATGATGATGACGATGATGATTGGGAAGAAGAAATATGAAGGAAGTGAAGAAAAATGACAGATGAATGGAAACCAAACAAGGAACTGATAGACTGGGCAAAGGGACACTTTTCCCAGATGAGCGTAGGTGGAGTATGGATGCCTGAGGGCAGCGGCCTCACTTATGTAAAAGTGGACGAAAAGAAATGGCGCTTGAAGAGCATGATTGACACCGACGAGTCGAAGGCAAACCACGACAGGATGAAGATGCTAATGTGGGATGTGGGTATTGTAATCATTGATGATGAACCAAGCATGTTACCAGTGCCGACATCGGCAGAAGAGGCATACATGCAAGAGGTTCACATGAAGAGGGAGATTGCCCAGTCATGGGCGGACAAAGATGGAACCTTGCTTGTTGAAATGGGATTGGAAGAAGTGTATCCTGAATACATCGAGGATAAGGAAATCCTATTGGAAAATGGAGATGTGCAGAACGTAGAGATATGGGCATACAAACCTACTAACTCCAACACAGGTGAACAACTTAGCATAGACCCTGATGACTACCACCTACTCATGGGAGACGAATACTTCATGCGCTTCAAGCACGCCGGTATCGTCTACACCGCTCTAAGTAGACAAGCAATGGTTGAGGCAGTAGATGCCGGAGAGAAAGGCATAGGGGTTGGCTCAAAGATGGAGGGCGGCAAAGTTCCACCGTGGATGTGGGGAACTTATTGTTCTCTACGGGATGGGAGTGAAGAAGAGTGAAGAAAGGAACTCTAGCCCATTGTGAACCTATGGCACATGAATGGGAAGTGGAAGAGGCTATTGGAAATTTTAAGCATAGCCCTTCATTCGGAGAGTCTGTAATACTCAGTTTCAGATGTAAGAAATGTAACGCTTCGTTAAAGGGCGAGGTGAAGAGATGAGGCGGCGAAAAAGAATCACAGTGTCCTACGATATAATGGACGTCGTATTTGGTAAACGGGCTGTAGATAGAGGATACACATTAACTGATTTATTTGAGACATTGAAAACATGGAATACAATTACCCTAGCATGGGAAAACTTGTGGAATGAAGCCAATCAAGGAAGAGACGGTACACAAGAGGAGGCTGAGGAAGACTTCCATCTCATAGTAAGAATGCGAGAGAAATTAGAAGAGGCGAGGGTAGAAAACGAGGTGGAAGAATGAACAAAAAGGATTGGGCTTCAGTGACGGATGAAGTGATTATGGATTTAGAGAGATATGGGTTGAAGGCTCGTAAAAATCATCCCAACCCCATCGGTTTGTTAATTGCAGAAATCAAACGACTACGAGCAGATGTTGAGCGGTTGCGTGAAGAAATAAATACATCACTTGAGTATATCAAGCGACCCGATATAGATGATGACTCACACACATTGAGTGTTGTGAAGACGGTGCTGGAAGATATTGGAAGGTGAAGAATGATGAGTGATGAAATCAAGTGGCAATCTCCTAGTATGGAAGGTAAATGGAAGGACGGCAAGGGTGTGATTCACCTACGAGCAATCGAGTATTACGGCAAGGATTGGATAGACATGCGCGTGATGAACATGAGTAACACACCACCGAACTTCACGAGACACGGCATCAGGCTAACGCTTGAACAAGCAGAGGAAGTGATGCCCATACTCAGAGAGATGATAGCAACAATGAAAGACAAGAGGGAAGAAGATGAGCGGAAGAGCAGTGAGCGTTAGTCATGCAGAATATGAGATAATCAAAGTCCTAATCGAGGACGTGGATATCGAGTCACTGCGAGACATCATGGGAACGGACAAGGTATCGAAGGATAGGTTCGACAAGGCGGCGGTGAACGTGGTCAATCTAGTGCAGAACATGGCACAGAGACGAGTCCACAAACTACCCAAAGACCATGTGGATTTTGAGGTGAAATGATGTGGGATACTGAATGGGATTGGCCTCTAATCATGTTTGGTAGTATAGGTCTGTTCATGCTGTTGTGGTTATTGGGAGTAATATAATGATTCACTTTTGCATTAGTAGCGCAACCCTATGTGGTGCTGATTACAAAGAACCTAGTAAGAAGGCTGCGAAGGATGGTAGGTTATGTAACGACTGCATACAAGTAATGTGGAAAGAGCAGTATCGTAGGAACACGTTGCTACCCTATACAAAGAACATAGACATGAGTAAAATGAAAACGGAGACGACTGATGCCGAGTCAGAGTCAGTCGCCCATGCTCCTGTGAAGAAGACTGGAGGGTTATACCTAAGAGACTATTTGACTATATAAACAAGGAATGAATAAGGAGATAATGACAATGAATTATGAGACAGAAATTGAGCAACTGAACGAAGAGCGAAAGAAAGCAGCAGAACGCATCAACGAACTGATGAAGATGCGCGACATCAAGAACAACTTGACATCGTGTAAGGACGAAGGCCACGTATGGTCATTGACTGGTGTCGTCAGTGACATGTGGGAAGTGCAGAAGATTAGCATGGGATGCACAAGGTGCCATGCGGATTTCACGCATGCGGGAAACAAAGCCATCTACTGGGAAAAACACAATGCTGAGATGCTCAAAGATTTGGTAGAACAAGGTGAGTGAATGAAGAAAAGACTAATCAAAATACTCGATGTCAACGATGACGGAGAACTAAGCATAGAAGATGTTAGATTCTTGCTCGTAAGACACGAGTGGTTGTTCGTGGCCGGATTGATAATCTCGACAGGTAGCCTAGCAAACGTGCTTGGATATACTGACATAGACAGCGACTTATTTTGGACGTGCGCGGGACTTGGAATGGCACTAGAATACATAGATGACATTAGAAGGAGGCGAAGGAGATGAAGGATGGCAACGCATGGAAACTAGTGAAGCATGAGGATTTCAAAGAGTGTGAGCATACATGGACTATTACAGGTGCAGAAGACCACTACATATTTGCCCGTTGTGGCAATTGCGACAAAGAAATCGACTGGAATCTCGATGTGATGCACCACGTAGGTCAATACTACGATATGAGTGAACCCTCGATAAAGAAGTGCACAGAATGCGAATATGCAGAGGACGCGTGCGGGTGCTACAAATGCCCTAAGTGCGGAACGATAGAATCGACATACGATGAGGATGAACGCTGTTGGAATTGTGAATGCGAATACTGTGGTGAATATCATGGATGCGAAGTGACGAAATGTTCTGAGTGTGGAGAAGAGACAGGGTGTGAGCACTGTGACGATGAGGAATGGGAAATCGCAGGTATGTGCGAAGACTGCTACGCTAAATCACAGATGCCAAAGAAAGAGAAGGAGATAACGGAACAAATCGAAGGGTTGCAGAAGAAACTCATTGATATGAAGAAGGTGAACGAATGAAAACAGCATCGAATCTATGTAAAATATGCAATACAGCCTTCACTCGTATAGTGAAGAAGGGAAGAGCGCCCAGCCTATGCGGAGCAGCCGCCTGCATCAGCGAGAACAGGAGACTAACAAGGAAGCCCAAGCCTAGAGTGGTAAGGGAACACAAGTGCGCTGATTGCGATGAGATGGTCACGCAGACTGGTAAGGGAAGGACGATACTTCGATGCGAGTCATGCAGAGCCACACTAAGAGCAAAGCAGAATGCTGCATACAGAGCAGAGACTTTCATCCCCCTTGAGAGAACGCAGACCTGCACAGACTGTGGTTGTGACCTTGGGGTGAAGACTGGTCGGGGCAAACTCAAGCAACGATGCGAGGATTGTCAGAAGAAGAACCACAACAAACTGGCACGAGAGTCAGCGAAGAAGCACTACAAGGCTGTAGTCAGACAGTATGTATGCTCTGTTTGTGATGTTCTAATATCGCAATCAGGTAGAGGTAAATTGAGAAAGACATGCCCCGATTGCATAAGTAGCAAGAAAAAGACAACACCTACCCCTAAGGTTGGGGTGATTGATAATGGTGTAGGAGAACTACTCTCCAATCTACAAAAAGAAGCAGACGAACATGCTGACATGTGGTCAGGAATGTTGGATAGTTGAAATAGTCTGGTGCAGATATGAGTTTTAGGACATGTGTGGATTGTGAAAATACATTCAGAGCGCGTTCACATAAATCAAGAGAAAAGAAATGCTGGAAGTGCGAACCTAGAATCAAAAATACAACAGTTCAAAAAAAGAAGAGAGATGATAACATGACACAAGATGCGTATAAGAGATTAGAAAAACTAGAGAAGCACTTCAAGGAACTAGAAGTGGCGATTGATTTCCTTGGGGGTGAAGCGAATACCATAGTGACTGATATAGAAAACACAGCCGCGAGACTACTAGAGCAAGCAGTTGAAAAAGAAGTTGAACGCTTGTTCGATGAAAAGATACAGATTATTCAGAGTATAAATGAGAGATACAACCAGACAGCGCAAAATATGTTAGACATTTTCACAAAGAAGTTGGAAAAAGCCAAATTAGACATACCTTCTCCAGTAGTAATAGAGAAGGAAAAGTTGCCCGAACTATCTAAGAAGAAGAAGGACAGATTACTAAGGGCAGAGAAATACATAATGAAGGTAGGACCATCCACCATCTCTGATTTAGTGAGCACTGTGTGGTTTGATATAACTAAATCCACAGCGAACAATCTAGCAAAAGAAGGCGTGCTTCATAAGTATCTCAGTATAGAAGAGAAAGGTAAGGCCGGTAGAGGCAAAGCAACTACATACAATGTCTACCAAAATCCTACAGACATATTAGAGGATACCTACATGGAAGAACTGAATGCTAGTGCATACTATGGTGAAGACCCTGAGGGCTTCTCATGAACTATCGTGGTAAAGCAGCAATATCCGAAGAAAACGTAGTTAGTGAATGTGTATCCCTATTCAATAAATTGACAACTAGAGGTCGATTTAACTTTATGAAAAAGTTCAGACAGAACAAAATGGGAACACAAGAATGGTATGATGCTTACTCAATTTACACAGATGTCGACGATGAGCCTCACTTGGCTGCATTCGATACGACTAGTATACACGGATTGAAGACTTACTCTAGCGACTTTGGTAAAACAACTACCCAAAAGAAATTTGAACAGGTGTTCTCTCAACAAGTCGCCATTAGTAAGTCACTCGATTGGAACCTTGGAATGAACTGGCCTATTAGGTTCGCGCGACTTTCATCTCAAATCTTCTCAAGAACAATGTTCACTGCAACTATGCTCAAAACCACAATGGTGGGATTAAGTAACGAGTTCTTTTTGAAATATGCATACCATATAGAAAGCCATAGAAATGTGTGGGATATACAATACAAGAGCACCGATTTGGCTGATTGGTATAACGTAGACTCTGACCTGAGACTACCTTATCCAGTAGTGTGGTTAGAAGCACCCGACAAGGGATATATTCTAAATCCACCCAAAAAGAAACTTGATGATAGAATACAGAAGCAAAGTCGAAAAGACAATTGGACTCCACTACACAATCAACCTATTGGCGGTATACTAGTAATAGAAGCAGACATGATTCCGGTAGAAAACACAATACCTGATAAAGGAAAGGAAAAACTCCTTCTGAAAAATATGATATGGCAGATACCTGATACGCGATATACCATGTTCAACGAAAGAGGAACGCAACAGATAATAGGAGATACGCATATTGGTGAACGACGTAAACCACCTTACGATAAATATGTAACCGATATAGAAATTCAGCAACTTTTCAATAATGAAATAAAAATAATCGAAAAATTTCAGCGCGACCCATGGGATATACCCGCCTTAAAAAACACCGATGGCCCGATGGCAAAACAAAAAGGGTCATCGACCAATCATAATATGCGTTTCATACAGCAGACAAACACTTCTAGTCTACCAATGAACTGGATTGAATGCCACGAGAAATGGAAATCAGGATTAGCCAATGAGATATGGGATATTGGTGCATGTAAGCCTTCCAATATAATGGGGTTATATGGTGTGCCTGAAATACACAAACTGAAGAATAAAGAAGAGATACCCAATGAACTAGCATACTACCAACGTTGTTTTCTTAGAGTTCTATACGATGGCGAGGCCGAGAAGTTCGTTGTCAAAGACCTTGCAGACGACGAGTATGCGAATCACCCCACATATCATCTCAACATACCAAACTTCCCTAAGGAAGGTGTAAGCACACAGGGTATTCTAGCGCCAGAAGCGCTCTTGTCTCTTGGTAGCAAGCCCACATTAGAATCATCTGAAGTGGGTGGGGTCCACCATAAACAGTGTGAGACATACAATCACCTACCTGCATTCATGGTTACTGGATTCAACAATAAGTGCTTTAGAACTGCTACCCCGATGCAACAATGGTTAGCAGATATACCCCCACAGGTTATCGAAAGCGCAAACATAACGAAGAATATGCCTAAGACGAGGGAGGGTAAGAGAAGAGCATGGGATACTAACTTTGCAGAAAGAGAACGGGTCATATTGGGAGAGCAAATGGGTTTCAAATCTAAGGGCATGACGTTAGATTATCAAAGTAAGAACCTTCTTTTAGATGACATGGGAATAAGGCAAGATATCTTGAACTACCTACCCTTAGAACAGAAAAATACGGAACACACACGCTCATTAGAAATGCTTACGCTGGAGAATTTAACCTCAGGGCTACACTACGGCTTCTCAGATTATTACCAAAGGAAGATAATTAATAGACACATAGAGAGAATATCACGATACAATCTACCCATAGAGGATTACTTCCCTGAGTATAACGAAAAGAAACACGAGTCTGTAACTCTGTTTCTTGATGAGAAGAAAAAAGAACTACTGTCTCGTGAACAAGCGAAATTACTAGATATTGCAAATCAGAATGAAGAATGCGCTGGACACCAACACCCGTTAATTATGGAAATGCAAACTCCATATATCCGTAACACATTGATACGAGAAAAGAAATGGAGTCATGTCCCTTATGACATATATGGTGCAATAAATGAGCACAGTGTAAGAGCAAAGAGAGATGAGGCATTCTTCGTATCTAAGTGGTTCATAGAAGAAAAAGGATTCACTCAACACCCATTTTTCAAAACGAAAAAAGTTCCTACAGCAAATGAGTCTATAGATGAACTTCGTGAACGATTCGTCTTTCCATCTCATAGTCCATTCTCTTGGGGAGAGACAAGCCCAGTCCTAACAAGACATTTACTAGTAAGCGCCACCACATCTATGGATTGGCACACAAATAGAGCCAAGAAGCCAAGAAAGTTCATGATAGCAACTGTATTCGATGTTGAAGGACACGAAATAATGAGGATACCCATACCTTCGCACATGCAGACCGTTGGTGAATTGATGAGGTTCTATGATGCTCTGTGGCGCATACCCAAAATGACAATGTCAGAGTTTGCAGAAAATATGATGAACGCATGGGATAGAGAAGACGACACAATCAGACCGTTGTCGGTCAAGAATCGTGTATTCGTTCAGCATGAAAGATACGATGGGACAGAGGGAGTAATTTACGAACATGCGGCATTAGTGCATTTCACTAAGGAGATAGTCAGTCTTCTATTAGGCATAGGTAATTTCCTGAATAAACCTGACGTTCATACTATTGAGACTCCATTCGCTCTGAGACGTGGGGCAAGAAGAAGAGATGGAACTTTTCATACCGAGAGGATAGACACTAACGAGCACCCTCTCATGACTAAAAATCGTAGATTGAAAATGACCGGCATTGTGAAGAAATACTCCGAGATGTCTCCGATAACTAACAGTCGTGGTAAGATAAACAAGCGCTTCCAAGTAAGAAGGCACCCAAGACAACAGCCGTACCCATCTAGAGGAACAGTCGAACAGATATGGATAGAGCCATATTGGAAGGGCGAAGGTAAGAACGCAGGAAGAGTAATAATTGAACTGCAAGACAAGAGAGGCGATGACAATGCCTGACGCCCCTCAGAAAGCGTGGGCGTTCCTCAAAGGAGAAATTAGATTAAGAGGTTCTACAGGAGCGGGCTTACGCACTTTACCTAGCGGAAAGAGAGTAGCAGTGAAGCGAGGCGGATTCGCTGGCGGAGACCCCGAAGGGCACATCAATAACGAGTATGATATGAATAGGTATCTCAATGAGTTAGGGGTGCCTGTTCCAGCAGCGACTATCACGGAAGAACATGGTAGACCAACTATGCTTACAGATTGGGAAGAAGGTGCTAAGCCAATATCAGACAAAGACACCCCTCAACTAAGAAGAGATGTAGTCCCACACGCTCTAATTGCAAATTGGGACGTGTTGGGAATGGACCTAGATAACGTATTGCGCAGACCTGATGGCTCTCTATCTTACGTAGATGTGGGTGGGGCAGGACCATATAGAGCACAAGGAGCACCTAAGCATGGTGCTTTTGGAGCAAATGTGAACGAGTTGCACTCATTTCAACAACACATGCCTAGGTTCTATGGAAACTTGTCTGATGAAGAAATAGGACAATCTTACGACAAGTATGGTGGCGTAGACGCTATGCAAGCAGCAACTAACGTGCTTAGGGATAGGCAAACTAGCAATATCATGAATCAAAGAGCCGAAGACATCGCTAGGCAGGTGGCATAATGAACATCACAGACAAGGAAATAATGATATTAGGGTTGCAATTCGGATTAAAGCCCGTAGATTTAGTTAATGTGCTAAGAGCATACAACAACATCAGATTAGACGGCGCATGGAGTAATGTCAGGAACAATAAATGCCTAATGATTGATTGCCTATACATCTATGGTAAGAGAGGCGATAGCGACATTACTGTCAAGAAGGCATTCAGTATAACACAAGACCTGTATGGAGTAGGCACTAAACCAAACCCCAATAAGTGGTTGTCCTCCCACGGACATTTACTGGTCTGATGATGTTATCAATTGCAATCACTTACGAGAGAAGTAAATTGGGCGAAAGGCCCAAGTTCAATACAGTCTCAAAAACACAAGCGTTGGAAGCATACGCCTTGCTTTTTCCTGATGAAACCTTGACGGAAAGAAGATTGTTGATTGCTGTGGCTAAGCAATTGGAAGTTCCGTATGAAATACTACGAGAAATGGCTGACGATAATACGCCAAATCTTCTTGCATCAGAGAGTAGTGCATCTAATCCATCGGGCTGGTCAATAGCACAAGCACTCGTAGTTCGTGATGCTGTGATAGCGGGGGATTTTGATTTCATCGCACTTAGCAAGCAGATGAACGAGATAGAGGCTAAGTTGTTCTGGTCTTCTATCATAGGGAAGCGCCCACCTTTCTATTCAACTCAATTCCTCAAGACTCTAAATCCAGACATAGCACCCGATATAGTGTCTATGAGCAAACAATTCTTGACAGATGTGGAGATAATACATGCCATATACGAGGATGACACGAGGCTAATAGACCCCAAGAGGTGGGATGAGAAGCCAACAATCGCACTCAGGAAACGCAGATGGTTGCCATGGGGTAAGCATGTGGCTCCTGATACCGACGTGTATCAAGCCATACCCAACAAAGGTAGGATAAATGTCGTATACAACGATGAAGAGGATATCATAATCGAGCGGGCGGGTAGTGTTGTCACAGACGTAGCATATCCAAAGCACCCATCTCTTTCCTTGAGGGAAAGGCTAACCAAATATGCAAATACACACGAGGAAGAAATAGCGTGGCCTCTACCAATTCCCACATGGGAAGCAATAATGAAAAAGAAAGAGACAATTAGATTCCCAAATGAAGGCGCATTTACGCTCACAGACCATGCTGGACATGTGCTAGTAAAGCAAAGCCATATTCACAATCTTAGATTACGTGGCTATAGGCATACTGATGAATTAGAGATAGAATTAGAGGCAGTAGATGGAATAGACGACTATATTCTCGTTGCAACTTGCCGAGTTTATATACTCTCAGAAAAAACTGCCTTAGCCTTTGAGTTAGAAAGAATACTTGGCCCAAAGACCAGTGAAAGTAAGACGTGGAAAGAAATATCTGAGGACACGTGTATAGTTGTCAGAGTAGCGTCACCATTCTTGGATAGAAGAACTGGTATGCTAGACAATGCCACATTCATAGAAGTGGATAACAACGTAGGCATAGCAGACCTGACACAATACGTAGACTTGGTGGGTGCAGATGCAGATTGATGATAGAAGAGAAGAATGGATGGGTTTGGGTATCATACTCACCGAGATAAGATTTAGGACATGGTTGGAGAATAGACAAGACTCAAAGTTAGGAGTTAGAGCCAAACGAAGAATTAGTTGGCGCTCTTTGTTTACCACAGGAACTTTGACTCAACAAGCGTGTGTGGAGACTTTTCTATTACCGTTCGGCATCGATTTGAAAGAATCGTATCATAGCAGCGATGATGTCTTCAAGTGGCTAGTGTTGATGGATAAGTTGCAATCCATGTATGGGATATCACACGCAATTACTGATTCAGCAGGTTTGCACATGATACAATGGGTGACTGACAATCCTTTACCCAAAAAGTGGGATGACTTTGTCGTATGGGCAGATTCATACGATGCAGAGACAGAGATGATAGCGCCTGAAAATTAACTTTGACTATATAAACAATGAATGAATAGTGAAGTATGGAATTATTGGATTTGGCTCAACCCAGAACACTAGCAGACCTAGTGGGATTGGAGCAACTCGTGGCTGATGTTAGGAAGTGGGATAGCGATACTGCTCCACAGGCTTTGCTCTTTCATGGGCCACCCGGCACAGGTAAGACAAGCGCTGCATACGTGATAGCAAGTGTTCTTCTTGATTATCCCGCACAAAAATCCGAGCAAGGAATATATGGTGAAGGTGACTACTTTAACAGGTCTCAGCGTCTACCTAGATGGTTAGAACATGACATTAACTTCATCGAAAGCAATGCCTCCGATGACAGGGGAATACAATTCGTTCGTGAGGGTTTGAAGGACGCAATGCGCGTCAAGCCGCTTGGAGTCAAGCGCAAGGTGATACTACTAGATGAGGCAGATGGTCTCACACCAGCAGCACAGGATGCGATGAGGCAATTGATAGAGAAGTATAGTGGGAATGCTATGCTTATACTCACATGCAATGAGTTGGAGAAGATACGACCAGCCATACGCTCACGATGTAGTGCATATGCGTTCAAACCTATATCACCACAAGCAGGAGCAGATAGATTACGAGCGATACTCTATGTGGAAGAACACAACGATGAAGCACTAATACCGTTGTTAGAAACCCTTGTCGAACTGATGAACGGAGACTTGAGGGCATGCCTCATGTTCCTAGATTCGATAGACCTTGAGGACTTGAACGATAGAGTGACTGCTCTTGCGGCAATGGCTGAGGATGATTCAGCACTAATGGCGATAGATGACGATTGGGTTAGACTACGCAGCAATCTACACGGCATGCTCAGGAATGGGTATGCCCTTAATCAAATTACAAGCGGGTTCTACAGGAACTTGTATGACCACTTCGATGGCGAAGACAACATAGATGCCATTTGGAGTATAATGGCAGCATACGGTGACGTGATGACACAAAAATACACGTGGCCGGGAGATGACTATTCCTACCTAGATTATATGGTAGCAAAAATGAAAGAAAAGGTGAAGAAAAATGAATGAAGAAAATGAGAAAAACCCGTTCAAGAAAGAGCGGAAAACAGAAGAATGGCCTGATGAGGTTAGCCTGCGATTCAAGATGCAGGCTGAGCGCACAGGAGAGTCGTTTGATAAGGTCGCTGAGGCGTTTATCAAACACATCAACGAAACATGGCAATGCAACGACTGGAAGGCAGAGGACGAAGACGTCCTTGTTGACTGGGCAGAGATGATGTTTGTTGAGGACAGAAGCAGCAACATCAGTGGTGGTGGTGGAGAATCTACCACATTCGTAGGACACTGGCTTGGTGTAGAGGACAAGACCAACGATAGAAACGCATGGAACGTCCGTAATGCAACAAGCAAGTGGAACGATAACTCCAACGAAGCAATCTCCGATGGAGTTGTAGGACACTACTACAAGGAAGAGGGATTGTGGGTTATCAATACCGCCAATGGCGCAATAGTAACCAACGAGACCACTGATGAAGAACCATCGCTTGGATTTAAAATTGGAGATGATTGGCTATGCCTACTATCGAAAGCGGGTCGACCATATCCGTCAGAGAGGCTAGGTAGATACTACCGCTTCCTCGGTAACGAGAAGAACACATATTTGAGTGACATACGCAAATGGCGTGTAGACTTGACTGGTGAAAACAGGAATTTAGAGATAGACATCGGAGTGCCTGTGCAGATACAGGTCAGGCTACCTACTACACAAAACGAAGCATTTCAAGATGTGCTAGGGACTAACTACGACTTCGGAGATACTATGCAATACACTGACGAATGGGCACCTGAGGCTACGAAAGCAATCATCAACGACCCCTTCAAAATGTGGACTAGCGCAGAGTATGTAGATGATATGGCAGTGCGCTTAACAGAACTAGAGGAAGCATACCACGAGGGCAAGAGAACGTTCACTGGTAGAGATGGCAACGATGGAACAGTTGGGCCTGAGATTATCATCAGAGGCACTGTAACTCGTATGTCTACAGAAGGTAGGGAGTCCGAATGGGATGAGACAGGCAGAAGTTACAGCCTGAACCTTACCAGTATGATGCTATCGAATGAACATGGTAATGGAAAGAAGAGCGAAGTGCCTTGCTGGATAAGCGGTGCTTGTAATGCTCTGGCTCATCCGTTCCAATTCAGAGACGTAGATGACGAACTATGGGGATATGGACAGAAGTCCCAAGTTCTAGTCTTCGGAAGACTGCGACTCAAGTTGCAGGATGGAGAAGCCCAACCGCAAATGTCGGTAATGGGAGTATACACTCAGGCTGGTAGAGCGCATAGACAGGTCGGTGGGGGAGACACTGGTTCTACACAGTTTGATTGAAAGAGGTGAAAAAATGGTAACAAAGAAAGAAATTGAAGAACTACAAGAACAATACGACAACCTATTGCAAGAGGCTCTTGCACTACAGGAAGTGTCTAAGCAAAGACTCATTCTCCTGAAAGTGTTTGAGAGTTTCTTCAATGCAATAAACGCAACAGTAAACAGAACAAGAGTTGAGTTCGCTGAACTACAAACAGCCCAAATTACTGATGCGCCTGCGGAAGAAGAAGGTGCAGAGTGATGGGCGGCTTTAACAAAGCAAAGCAAGCAGAGTTAGAGGCTGTACACGAAAGTGACAAAGGCGACCCGTTTGCTAACTTGAGAGAAGAACTACAGGACGTGAATGCGAACCAACCAAAGACGCATATTTTCATGGCACTGGTGGGTAAGGAGAACACAGGCAAGAGCGCTATCGTGTTCGACTTTTACAAGAGATACTGTGACACTTTCGATGGAAGACAAACGACACTACTAGAGTTTACAGAAGGTGAAATAAATGAATGATATATGGGTTGAAGTTACACCAAACGATAATTGCATGTGGCAACTCAAAGGTAACACATACGCAGAAAAACCTACACTAGAAATGCTACAGGCAACAGTAGGCGGATACATCGAATTTGTGCCCGACTCGTATTTGGCCGAAGATGTCATACACATAATTGTAAATGAAGAAGGTCTACTTAGGGAATTACCTGTGAACAATTTGGCTTCGCAACAATTGAGCATGACTGCCAACAACCCTATTTTTGGTAATGCGATTCTTCACGTCGATGAAAAATTCATTACGAAGAAATACTGGCTTAGTGAGGGAGAAGAATGAGCAAACCAAAGCAACTATGGATAGTAGATTTCGACAACGGTGGTTCAGCCACTAAATCGGCTTACTACGCTACCAATCAGAATATCAAGTGTTGGGAACCATGGGTATACATGAAGGGTTCTCGTAGCGCTTACGATTACCCAGCAACGCATGACCGTGTGATGAACATAATGCAGTTCGCTCTTGAAGAGCACGAGAACCTATGGGGAGTTCTTGTTAGTGGTATAGACCAATGGGACAGCGTGGCAACCAACTGTATGCGCATTGCTGATTTGGGATTATCCAAAGACGGTATCGAAGCAGCAGACAACAGAGGTGCAGGCGATAACAAGAGAGTGCAGAACCAATGGGATTGGGCTGTGAGAGTGACGCGTTTCCACCAGTTGACTGCAATGTGCAGAGCGCTCGTTAAGAGAGGGGTGCGTGTGTTTTGGGAGACTCACATGAAAGACGTATACAAGGATGGCAAGGTAACACAGACTGACGGACTCCCAGCATGGGAAAAGAGCAGCGCTGGTTACATGTTCCAAATCATACACTGTAAGAGGAAAGACATACGTGATGAAGATGGTAACGCAGTGGGCGAAGAGTTTAGTGCAACGTTTGTGAAGAGCAAGACGGATGCCTCACTACAGGGGCAAAGGATGGTCGTGCTCACTACCGAACAGGGCAAGCAACCTAACTTCATGGGTCTACCGGAACTTGAGAGGTTGTAATGAGCGTAAGATTGCATTGTGATTTTTGCTATAGACACATGGGCAACGCACAAACATATTCTGAGTATTGGTTGAAGGTAAGACCACAATTGATGTGTGCATTCTGCCAAGACGAACACGGCGATTACGGCGACACAATTGTTGGGATTGGCGATAAGGCCACTGCCTACACAAAAGAAGAATGGGAAGAGAAGGTGATTGAATGAGAACAAGATTGACTGGAATACGATGCACGAAATGTAGTAAATATGTCGAGATGAAATCTCCGAAGGCGTATTGGGGTCATTGTGGCTGTTCAACATGGAAATTATCGAGGGTGATTGAATGAGTGTGTTCTATTGCTACGATTGTGACTCACATTGGGATTCGGATTGGTTAGAACATTGTCCTTGTAAAGAAGGTGAAGAAGAATGATTGACGAATACGGAAATGAACAGACTGTTGGCTCTAAAGAGTTTGAAGAATACTTACATTATAGAATGGATAAAGAGTTCTGTAATGATATTGCATGTGGTGATATGAACAAAGACTTAGCAATACAATACGCACATGAGTTTTACACTTATGCTCTTGGTTTACAATCAAAAGTCAAACGGTTGCGTAAGGAAGTCAAAGATTACCACACTCGTTTGCAGAACCTTTGGGACAGTGAATTGATACCCGAAGACACGGACTTTTGGATTGAACTCAAGGAATTATTGGAGGTTGATTGAATGGCACACATGACGCTAGATAAGAAGGAGTGGCTGAGCCATCTAGGTCAGTTCGACACCAATATCAACGACCTGATGCTCACTATCTACGATGACCCAAAATGCTTGGGCTATGCAGCAGGATATCAGACACACTTCTACAGAGTGTATCAGCAATACCCGAACACCGATACCAAAGCAGGCGTCATTCACATATCAGATTTGGATAAAGTCTGTGCCTTCTTGAAGAAGTGCAATGGAGATGTCAAGATAAAGCACGCAAAAGGGGGCAAGACTCTCTATGTGACTGGCGGGAAACTCAAGATGACCCTACCTATTATGGATATGAAGAGCAGCAAATTAGTGCCTACATATGAGAAATTAGTAAAGGCGGCTGAGGAATCCAGTTGGGCTTCATTCGGTAACGACACATACACTCTCTATGGTAAAACTCAATTGTCTGATATACTGAAATTATCAGGCTTGAAGAACATCGTGAAAAGCAATTCGGACTACGTGATATCAGCAGATGCCACAAGCAACGAGATAGCAATATCGGTGGGAAAAACACACAGCACCAAATTGTTCGCTACTGGAGAACTCAAGGATGCAGAGGGGCCAAAACACACAGTTACGTCTAACTTCGGTCCATGGTTACTCCCCTGTCTTGGTTTAGTAGACCCCGCCATGCCTACACGCATACACTTTGGTGATGCTACTGGCTTCGTTGTGAGACAGGCAGACAACATGGTCAAGCGCCTGCTGATAATTATAGACCAGCAGGAGTGAAATGGATGATAATCAACCACTACTATCCCGAAGATAACTGGGATGTCGGAAGCCCTCATCTATACTTGAGGTATCGTGGAAAGGACGGGGCGCTAGTCGTTCGCACCATCGACCCCAATCACGCACACAAGCCATTGGACTACGTGCCTCCCCATTGTTGGATACCTGTTGATACTCATCCAAGGAAACTCAGCCGCGTCACTGCGCGATATCCGGGACTCAAAATCAACGACACTATACAAGCGACAGGTATAGACCAAGTCAAACTCATGCGACTAGATGTTCCTAATCCTTCTTTATTGTATGAGGTGAAGAAGGAACTCCAAACTTACGAGGCTGACATTCCATACGAAGACCAAGTAATGATACACATGTATCCCAACACCAAGGAGATACCTGAATTCCATCCGAGGATTTGGTATTTTGATATGGAATGGCAGCCACAAGAGCCTCACGAAGGTGCAATCACCATGATTGCAATCGATGACACTCATGCAGATGAGCCTGTCATTTTCGCTTGGAACGAAAACACGAAGGAGACAGAAGTAGACCACATAGAAAGAGAGAGTGGATACATGCGTTATCTCTACAGCAATGAAGAGGACATGCTTACTGGCTTTCTAGAGCATTTGAATGCTTGCGACCCCGATATGTTGGTAGCACACGCTATGATGTGGGCAGATTTACCGAAGTTAGTAGAGAGATTAGGGCGTAGAGCGAGTCTACTTAGTCCCTTGAAGCAAGTATTAAGGCCGAATAAGAAGGGATACTACAAGGAAATCTCACAACCCATTCTAGGTAGATTATGTTATGACACGGCTCTACCATGGATGGAAGGCAGCGGTCTTGAAGCGATGTGGCACAAAAGTGGAAGAGGAACATTCAGGAGTAAGAAACTGGCTTCGATTGCCGAGGACTTGGAATTAGACAAGGAATTCGGAGAAGAAGGAGTAAAAATGAATGCGGACGTATTTACTTGGTGGGTTGAGAATTTCGATGAGTTCGTGGATTATTGTGTGAGAGATACTACTTTGTTGAGAAAATGCAGCGAAAGAATCAAGGCAATACCATATCACTTGGCTATGCAAAAGTATTGCGGCATCCCATTCAAAAGCACATGCAAAGTATCGAGATACATACGCGGGCTGATATCTAGGAAAACCGATTTGAAAGCAAAAACGTCCTATAACAGAAAGAGGAACGAGTATAGAGCAGCAACAGTTCCCGATACCATTGGAGGTAGATGGGAAAAAGTAGCATGTATCGACTTCAAGTCAATGTATCCATCTATATTTGTCGATGCTAACCTTTGTCCAACTACCAAGAGGTATTCGGCAGGCGAGAACATCAGAAGCGTGCCCAATGGGACACACTGGGATACAACAAGCACAGGCATTATTCCATCAGTCATTCAGGGTATGCTAGAATTGAGAGCAGAATACAAGAAATTGCTGAAAGAAGCCAAGACTGATGAAGAGAAGTTACAATACGACATGATGCAGACCGCAGTGAAGGTAGCCACCAACGCCGCGTATGGATACGTATCGCAGAAGGAGGTTGGTGGAGCATGGATAGACCCAGACATAGGGGCGACCATTACCTATTATGGCAGGCAGTGCATTGAAACCTTGCTTATTGAAAGTGACAAAGCAGGCTACAAGGCACTAGCAGGACACACAGACTCAGGCTATATTCAAATCCCATTTGATAAAACAGAAGAACATCTCGCTAAACTGAATAATTACATTCAGAAGAAATACGATTTGCCGAATATGGAAATAGAACTTGAGGCATACTTTGACTACTGGTTGACTGCTGATGTAAAGAATCAGAACTTTGGCATCATGGTGTGGCCTCCTGAGAAGAAGGGCCATTTGAAAGTAACAGGGTTTTCCTACAAGGCATCTATCGTATCGCCTTTGACCAAGGAAATACAGGGACAGATATTCCAAATGATAGGCACAGGGGCAGAAGAGGATGAGGTAACTGCATTCATCAGACCAATAGCAAAAGAGGTATTGGCTGGTGAGCGCACAGTAGAGCAACTGGCGCCCTACGGAAGAATTGGACAGGACGAGTATCAGAGAGCACCACCTATGGCTGTGAGGGGGGCATACTACTACAACGACCATATCAACTCCAAAGAGCCATTCAGGACAGGGGATAGCCTACAGTGGATATACACAATAGGCACACCTGATGATAAGCCCCACACACTAGTGGTAGGATTCAGGGACGCCTCTGAGATTAGCGACTATCACATCGATTACGGAATGTGCGTAGATAAGTTCATCAAGGCCAAAATCAAGAACATCTACCGAGTGCTGGATTGGGATTTGAACAGGGCATCAGGAGCACCTATGCCCAAGAAACACTGGTGATATCATGAAATCAATTCAACAGAGCACAAAGAGATTCATCAATTGGAGGCATCGCTGTCGTTTTTGCAATAGTCCAAGAATACCGCTAGTAAAAATGACCTATGGCCCGAACAAGAAAGAAGTATTACAATGTAGGAATTGTGGTAAACAAACAGATGCGCTTGTAAGAAATTATTGACTATATAAACAAGGAATGAAAGTGAAATTATGTGGATTGGAATGAATAATAGTTGGCTAAGCATAGTCAAGAATAGAAATGATGAACGAACGTTATTAGTGAGGGCAAGAGACCTCGAACATATACTAGTGGCGTTCCCTGATTGCGACCACTTCAAGGACAATACGGCTGACTATCCGTATAGAGCCTACATTGCGAGAGAAGAGGTGGCGGAGAAAATTGCAAAAGAACTAACGGAGATACAATATGATAACTTCAAAGCGTCTGTGCTAGACCCCGTTTTATTAGACACATACCATTCCGTATGGACAGAGATTGCTATGTCGTATGCAAACCGCATGAGGTGAATGAATGAGCAGAATTGAAGATGAAGTATGCAAGAAAATACAGGGAAGAGCGGCAGTAGGTAAAGAGAAGTATGGAGTAACTATGGAAACTGCACCATTAACAAGGATAGAGTGGTTGATACACGCCCAAGAAGAGGCTATGGATTTAGCAGTTTATCTACAGAAACTAATAGAGATGGAACAAATGTTTGAGGTAGAACTATGAGTGATTTAGAGAAATGGAGTGAAAGACACTTTGGTGAACTAGCCTTTTGGCGGACACTCGCAGCAGGTGTTAATATCCTTCTTTCCCTAGTAGTGATAGCGAAGGTCTTTGGGGCGATATGATGAAATGTTGCATATGTAATGAAGAAATACCTGTCGAGGCACACGGTTGGGACAAAGGGCATCACGCTGGCCCAATAGTGCCTGAAGGTAGATGTTGCAATGATTGCCAATACAAACACGTTATTCCTGCAAGGATTAGAAGGATTAAAGGAGATGATGATGAATGATATCACAGTGTAATTGCGGATGGTCAGGATTGACTACGACTTACATGTCGCAGGGAAAACCTACGTGTCCGAACTGTCGAAAGCCATTCACCAAGATGAGATGTGAAGGGTGTTCAGAATGAGCGATAACAGAAAGAAGGCCAAGTTTAGAGATTGTGAGAACTGTTGTGGTCGAAAGACCAATGCTAAGGATGGTATATGTCATCGATGTATAGTTGAAGACTATGGTGGAGATAGAGAAATGTTTAGGCGTGAACTCTATTTGAAAACTCATTGTGGTTGTGGGAAGGAACTAACAGATTTTCAAGTTGATTATGGGATTGTTATAGATTGGATATATGGTTGCCCTACTCATGATTTTCCGTATAATGATGAGCGAATTAAGAGGTTGTTACTATGAGCGAGTTCGTGAAGTTTAACCCCAACAAGACAACACTCCTTGAAAGGGGCGCAGAAGCACCAAATGCCGAGTTGCAGAAATCCTATGATGAAAGCACATACGCATGGCAACCGGGTATGACTAATGACGATGGAGTGCCTCTAAAACTGAGAGTCACTAAGTCGTCATTGGGCAATCACGGATGGTGTCCTCACTCATACAAGTTGAATCACATATACAAACTCAAGCAGGAAGAGAACGAGGATATGGTGCGTGGAACAAACGTGCACAACATCGTTGAGTATTTTTGGAGTGCTATACCTGATGTAATAGATGAAGCGATTGAACACTTGGAGAATGGAGAGAAGAGAGTAGCAAAGGCCACACTTTACTCCGTTATACCTAGCCCACCACAACCATATCTTTTGGGTGAAGAGGAAGTAATAGACACGTGGTTTGAATGGCAATGGAATAGATTTGTTATCACAGAAGGCATCGATTGGATGGCTACAGGTAACGAAGTGTCTGCACATGCCCAGTTAGACATAGAGGTAGACGGACAGATAATACCCATCCATCTGAGAGGCTTCATAGATACGATATTCCCTGATGGTGACGGCGGTTCTATACTAATGGAATTGAAGACCGGTAAATGGAATCCCAAGAAAGCAAAGAGCATGAGAGAAGAAATGCAATTCTACAAACTCATGCTAGAAGAAGGTGGGTATGCGAAATATCTACCAATAACTCATTGGGCATGGGAGTTCCCCAGAGGATGGGCCAACGGTGGAACTAAGGCCGAATGGGAATTAGAGGATACAAGCATCCGAAAAACCAGTTACGCACCGAGAACTGTGATAAACAACATCAAAAAACTAGTGAGAGCGCATATAACAGATTCATTTGAACCCACACCAAAGACATGGCGGGCTAAAAATGGAGAACAAGGCTCTAATTGCCACTATTGTAGTTACATGGACTTATGTCCAGCATGGAGCGCAGAAAAGGAGGAATAATATGAACGTGAAAAAAGAAAAGATGAAGAAAAACATAGACCAAACCGAGCAAACTCTCAGAGATTTAGTGTATGGAGACAATAGAAGTATGGAAGTGAATGTGGTATACGGTCTGTTAGGTGACAAGGATTACGCCTTGAAACTGACCAAGCAACTGACATTAGATGCATATGTGTATACAAAGAATGCAGATGTAATAGTGTCATTTCTAGTGTTAGACGTAACTATAAATCGCAGAGCATTCTTGGCTAAAAAGCATAGTAGCAGGCCAATCAGCCCAGAAGGGCTTGCTGTATTGATACACAAATCCGCTAGGAAATTACAAAATTACAAGTATGAGTGATTTGAGATGCCATTTGTGCAACTTGACTTCCCTAGAGAAGTCATGGAACTGAGTGAAACTGGTAACGGCGGTAGGTGGGTCGTCAACGACTGGATTGAATTAGAGCGTTATTGGAAAGACAAAAACGGAAGAGGCGATGCCTTTTTCAGCGTCTATGGATTTAGACAAACACACTCACCTAAGCACACTAGAGCAGTTCACGCAAGCGCTATAGTCAGGCATTTCGTGATGGACTTCGATTGTATAGACTTCCGCAATAAATCGGCTTCAGTGGATTTCTCCGTTATGCAAGAGCAAGTCAGAAGACTACATAGGCACTTCTTGGAGAATGACTACGAACACTATGTATGGTATACAGGCGGCGGATTTCATATTTGGATGCCGCTAGACCAAACATATCTACCAATAGACGGGGCTGATGTAACTCAAATAAGAAGTAGTGGCAGAATAATGATACACAAATGGCACAAAGCGTTCAACTTGTCATGCCATGACCCCGGCGTTGCATTCGACCATGCACGAATGATACGCATACCTAACTCATACTCATACAAGAGGAAATGTTGGGTGACGCCCATCACATCGGAAGAACTCTTGACTCTTGATGAAGATGATTTATGGGAATTGGCGCAAGAATTTCGTGGCGGCTATTCACCTATTGGAGACAAGCAAATCAAAATGCCATTGGTAGAAAAACCGAAGAGAGGGTTCAGTAAGAAGAAAAGGCAGATTGGTGACTTACCTACAGTATCTCTAGGTAATCTAGTAGTGCTACCTTGTGTTGCTCAAGCCGCGCTAGGGGCAGGTAACCCCACTCATCGTTCTAGGTATCATCTAGCATCATATCTCGCAGACAGGCTTCGTTGGTTTTTTCCGATAGATAGCGTGCCCCAAGGTGAACTTCACAAGCATGTAAAACAAATAGTGCAAATATGCTCCGAACAGGGATGGGCCGATTGGGACGAGGGTATTACCACCACTCAAGTAGAGAGTATAGTGTTCAAAGGATATCCTCATGCTCGATGTGAAACACTGATACAAGAAGGGTTGTGTGTAGGCAAGTGTAGATTTCATGATGGAACAGGTGAGGAATTGATATGAGTAGATGGTGCAAAAATTGTGGAACAAAATTATCGCATAGAAACTCCAAACGTCTGAGATTAGGTATATACAAGGACAGGGGGCTATGTCAGCCCTGTTTCAATAATCCCGATGATAATGAGAAATGTAGTGCCACGACCACGTCCGGCAATAGATGCAAGCATCGAAAATCAGATGACTCAAGTAAAGGACTTTGTTCCTTTCACAACAAAAGGAGCAAATGAAATGAAATTAATGATTGACAGTAATGAAAGAGGAAAACTATGCGAGTCCATAATACGGAAAGCAACATCAACAGGCTTGACTTATGAACGAAAGCCGCTAATCGTAGGCGACTATTTACTAGGCGCAGCATGCGTGGAGGCAAAATCCGTAAATGACTTTCTTCATTCGTGCGACAGTGGTCACTTATGGAAGCAACTGGATAACATGGATGCTAACTACGAACGTTTCTTCCTACTGATACATGGTAGTATAGCCGCCTATGTCAAGATGAACAAGAAGCAGTCGTATAGCAGGGTCCAAAGCAAGTTTATGGGTCTAATAGCGCGTATAATGTCAGATTTCGATTGTCAAGTGTTATTCACACCTAACGTAACAGAGGCGGCATCGTTCGTTATCAAACTGCACAATAAACTGCACAAACCTGCATCACAGCATGGAGCACAAGCAATACGTAGAGTGAGCACAAACGACGCACGTAAGGACGTGCTGATGAGCATACCCGGAATCGGGGGCATTATGGCAGACAGGCTACTCAAAGAATGCGGCTCGATAGAAGAGATGCTGTTCATAGATTCGCTCAAGAAAGTAAAGGGACTCGGTGACAAAACTGCGAAGAAAATCATCGAGGTTCTAACAAGCGAGAATGTAGTTCATGTAGAACGCAATGTGTTCAAAAGGCCTTGACTATATAAACAATGATTGAAAAGAAGGATAGAGTCCAATGTTTCCAATGTATTATCCATACACTAATACAACTATAGACTACTGTATGGTCAGACAATTGGAATACTTAGACAAAGGTGATGAGAGATGAAGAAAGTAACAGAATACGAAGTAGTGCAGAAATATCCCATATTCGATGGATACCTCAAACACTTCGGTAACGTATCAATAGACAATGACATACCTGCAATGCTATCGTTCTTCTTCGTGCAAGGCCAAGTGGCAGTGCCGTGGGTAAGGATAGCATGGAACGAGAGCCACCTAGACCCAAGAGTGCATGCTTTCTGGATACAATCCAGTAGAACAGGCAAATCAATCGCTTGGGAATTCATAGGCGAAGTGCTAGACGATAGCAATGTCCCTTGGGACATGTATACGTCGGGAACAGATGCAGGGCTATTAGGCTCGTTTCACATAGAGAAGGACGATAATGGTCAGGAGACCTACATACACAAAGACGGGTTGTTATCGGGGCGCAAGGCACTAAACTTTGACGAAGGTTCAATCATACTAAACCCCAATAGTCACAGTCAGCAAACGGTATTATTCCTGCAATCAGCGTGTAATCCGGTGGGTAGCAATAACAACAAGTTGGTTCTGCAACAGAGAGGGGGTAGAGCAGAGATAGAGTCGCTAGTATCCCTATGGATAACGACATACCCACCTGCCGGAGTAAAGGAGTATGTGCTCACGAAAGGCATCTTCCAACGAGTTCTTCTTTACTGGTCACACTGGGATATGAGTAGAAGGAAGAATGTCAGTCTAAAACGAGCAGAGGGCGCTTTCAAGAAAGTGAAGAAGCAGAAAATTACCAAACAAGATGTAAAGGACTACTTCCTTACTTTGGAGAGACGCCTCAAGAACAAAGTGCTTGAAGTAACTGAGTCGTCGGTGCTTGAGTGGGACACCAAGAGCAGAGAAGAGCAAGAGGAACTGCTACTAGATACAATGACACAAGTATTTACAGGATGCCCAAACACATTCCTACCAGCGTTTGCGTCCTCGATTGAGGAATACTACGACCTCATGCACGGATTAGGGCCGGGTATTAGCGAAGTTGTGGCATCATTTATACCAGCAATGGAGAACTATACAGTTATCTTCGCCACACATATAGCAATGATGGATGAAGAGTGGGAAGTAAACGGCGACCATGTAAGAATGGCTACCGAGATATTGTTCGACTTATTCAGGAATCTAATATCGTGGCTAGAGGGCGAAGTCGAGATTGGACCGAAGGTAGCCGAGAGAGCGACACAGAGGAACAAGTGGATTGTAGCCATGCAAGCCTGTGAGTCGTTCGACTTGGAACACAAGGGCGAGGGATGGAGGAAGAAAGCCGATATTATTCGCACTTACATCAAGCAGAACACAGTCACTAGAGCAACCGCCTATGCACACTATAGCAAGTGGGCTAGCAAGATGTTTAACAATGCAAAGGACGGAACAATCGCATACATCAAGTTGAAGGAGGAATTGAAGAATGACACTAAAGCGTAGAGTATGTCATGAATGTAAAGGCAAACAGTATGTGTTTATTCAAAACGCGCATGATGGTTTCGACTGTGAACCCTGCTACTGCTTAGCGTGGGATGAAGACATGATTTGGATAGAGGTGGAAGAATGATAGCGAAAGATAGATTGAGAGATAACGAATGGGATTGTGATAGAGGCGTGCCGGGGTCATCCGGCATAGCGCTACCACATTCAGGATTGACTGAACTGCAACTGATGGAACTAATCAGCCATCTGAGAGGCACGCTAGAGGGTGCTCAGTTCATTGAGGGACAGGCGGTCGTTCCACATTGGAGACTAGAGCGAATCAACTGGGAGCATGACAAGACCGACAAGGCATGGGACGTGCTAATGGCATTCCATGACCTAACACAGAAGTGGCAAGGTGAAGAAGAATGATGAAACCCAAAGAGTGGATTGTGCCGATACCATGCCCTTCATGTAAGGGACAGGCACTCGCAGACATCAGCAAGGGCACATACACGTGCAAGTGTGGCGATTACGGGAAGTGTGGATTCAAATGACGGACAAAATGAAACACTGTTCTATAGAACAGATAAGCAAGGACTTGTATAGATTGAAGATTATCACCGCATTCAAGGATGAACATACAATGACTATAACAAAAGAAACACTCAATGCACTGGTGAACCTGAATATGTCTTTCGTAGGTTCGCCTACTTTTAATATCCATAAGACGTATGATGAGTTTGGAGACGTGGAATGGGAAGACGCGTGCTGTGGTCTCCTACCCGTCTTTTGCAGTTGTCAACAGGAGGAAGAGAAATGACGGACATAATGGCACTAGACATAGAGACGAGCAACTACTCATGGGAGATTGGTGGTTGGGACAACAAAGCCCTCTTCGACACATCAGTCGTGGCCACATGGGATGGCGAGAACGGACACATCTTCACGAAGGCAGACGTGACCCTCGATGGATGCGAGACACACGACCTACACCCGCGCACGCTAGGAGACCACATCAGCGAGCATGTCGCCAAGGGCGGTAAGATACTGGGGCACAACATCTTAGCATTCGATTTCCCAGTATTGAAGGAATCACTAGATTGTTGGGCTATCAGAGACGTTATGCAAAAGGCCGATAATATCATCGACACTAAGATACTATTCAACAAAGCCTCGCTTTCTCATGGAAAAATAGAGACTTCGCTGCAATCGCTTGTTAGCCACACACTAGGTAAGAGCAAGAGCATGAGTAGCGTTGATGCCCCAAAGGGGTGGAGAGCAGGTAACTACACGGAGGTATGTGACTACTGTCTGAAAGACGCTCAACTCACATACGATATATACCGCCATGGCAAAGAGCATGGTGTTTTGAAGTCAAGGTCTTTTGAGACTGGCGACATAATAGAGGTGGAAGTAGAATGGTAGAATACGAACCGAGGGTAGAATTGCCCCAAGTAGAAGACATGACGAAGAACGAACTATGGGAACTGAGGACAGCCTTCGATACCCTATACATGATGATTGTGCGAGGTAACAACCTGCACGATATCTCAAGGGTGGCATACAAGTTAGCGAAGAGGGTGAAATACCCATTCGACAGACGAATGCTAAACCCTGAGGGACTAGTAGAAGTAGGAGATGAGGAAGAATGAAAGAAGGAGATAGCGAGACGACGCTGAGAAGCAACATAGAGGCAGCAAGAACGATTGTGAATACGGTGAAGACGACACTAGGACCACTTGGGCGCGACAAGTTGTTGATGGACTCGGGCGGTAACACCATCGTAACCAACGACGGTGCGACTATCTTACGCGAACTGGATGTCAGTCACCCCACTGGTAAGATGATTATCGAATGCTCACAGACACAGGAGACCGAGTGCTATGACGGCACAACGACTGCGACTGTGCTAGCAGGAGAACTACTGACTAACAGCGAGGGACTGCTCAACAGGGGGCTACACCCAAATGTGGTCTGCAAAGGCTACCACGACGCTGCACAAATTGCAATCAAATACTTGGAGAGAATAGCCCCACCGTTGCATGAAGCGACTCATATACAAAACACAGATAGAGACTCTGATAATCCATTAACATTGGAGGATGTTGCTCGCACGGCAATCACAGGAAAGACCGTAGACGCTTCGCTAGACGATGTGGCTAAACTCTGCGTTTTAGCAGTGGATAAGGCAGGAAGTGCTGACAAGGTGAAAGTGTTATGCCTACCCGGAGGGAGCCTGTCAAACTCATATCTCTTTAATGGTGCAATCGTCAATAAAGATTTGGTGCATGAAGCGGAGATAGACGGTGAGCAGAATATCATCCTAGTGAACACAGGGCTAGAAGCACAGAAGACTGACGAGAACATACAGGTTCAATTAGACATGCAAGGCTATACCGAGTTCAAGCAATCATCTAAGGATAACTTACTCAAGCAAGCCAAGATGATTGTTGAGCATCTGCCTAACGGCGGCATTGTATTCGTCAGAGATGGTGCTCTAGACCATGTTATCGCCTATCTCAAGAAGAACGGCATACACATCGTTAGAAGGCTCCCAGAGAGCACTATGCGTGCGCTCTCGTCCACTCTAGGTATCTCAGTGGCTCAAACCCCCTCTGACATAGAGTGCGGGGCTGTAGGTAAGGTTCGCAGAGAGAAGCACTACGACGTCTATTACCTGTTTGTATCAGGTAAGGTAGACTCAGACCAATCAACTCTCGTCTTGCGTGGCGCTACAACTACCACCTTAGATGAAATTGAGAGAGGCTTTGATGACGCACTAGGCGTGGTATCACTGGTGATGAATGGAGACAAGATAGTAGCAGGGGGCGGAAGTGCCTTCGCTGCTATGGCACATCATGTGCGCTCTGAGGCAGCGAGTGCAACAGGTAGGTCACAAATGGCCATAGAAGCCTTCGCAGACTCATTGGAAATAATTCCTGCCACCATTGCGGAGAACGGCGGTCAAGACCCACTGGATTGTATTCTAGCGTTGAGACACAAAATACAGAGCGGACACACTAATTTTGGGCCAGACTTAGAGAACGAAGGTATAACTGATATGTGGGAGTTAGGAGTAATCGAACCAATGTCTCTTATCAGACAAGCAGTTCTGAGTGCAACCGAAGTAACGACCGCAATCCTCAAAATTGACGACATGATTGCCAAGAGGGGTGAGTGAATGGAATATCTGTATGTTGAGAATAACATTGGTGAAGGCAAGGATAATTGTTTCAATTGTGCTTCTGAAATGGTTGAAGAATACCCTGTTTATGATAGACTTGGTCGTGAGTTATCAACCGCTATCCTTTGTATTGAGTGCGGGGCTTTGTGGAATAACATCACCCGCCGAGTCATAACCAAGAGAGCGAGAATATACATGAAAGAAACCCGTAAATTGCTACTAAAGTTGAAGGAAAGTGAGTGAATGTTGCTACATTGGATAACAGAACTTGCGTTGTTGGGAGTGTTGTCCTTTACCTTAGTTTACGGAATGTGGTATGTCGGTTTATTCATGGATGCATTTATGCGCTCCGTATACGGAATGAGGGATTCTAATGAGTGATTATTGCGATTGCATAAAGAAAGATTGGGGAATAGAAGATTTTCATTACGCAAGATGTATGAAATGCAAAAAATGGATTCCTGCACATGAAGTAATCATAGGGTGGCATGAATGGGACGTTTGATGGATAGACTCAAGGTTCATTGTCGTGAGTGTGATTACAAACATATTCCTTTGAGACTTTCTGCTCGTTATCATGATGATAGTGGAACAAGAATCCAACTATGGCAGTGTAAGAAATGCGAACATTTTTGGCAAGATTCGGTCTTCAAGAAGAAAAGTCCATAAATAGTGGTGCACTTTCTACACCATGAGTTTGTTCCGCTGGATAGCGCGAAAATTAATGTCCATAATGGGCAACCTCTACGTATGGTTAGACAAACGAATAGAATACACAGATGACGAAGTCTCAAAAGTTCTCGGTTTGAATATAGATGAAGATTTGAGGACAAGTTCAAGATACGAATTATGCCAACTAATAGAGGCAGAGTTCAAAGTGCCGAAAGATTCCTTCTGGTATCTACACAGCACACAGAAAATTAGGTTCGCAGCACAGCAAATTCGTGAGATGAAAAAACCTAGTAAGATAGAAATAGGGTGAATAATGATGTTTGGAGTAATTGATGTGCTATTGAGCATGTTTGAATGGGATTTTGACGACCTCATTCTAGAGGATGATACCAAATGATATTGGTAGATTTACTATTGACACCATATAGGCTAGTAGTTGGTATCATTGCATTGGGTAAATTCCGCCCATGAAATTAGATTGCAAATTAGAAATAAATATGCCTCTCAAAGTAGGGGGTATACGCACACGGTTTTACAGTTTCTGATAATTACCACAATAACAGCAGAAAACCCCACCCCCACTGCAAATTTCTAATGGCCGATAAGCCAAACAGAATATGCAAATGGTTTTTTTCATATTAACAGTCTACGCCGTCAGTAAACCCATCCACCGTTTTCAAGTGAATGTAGCATTGTTTCACTATGTTATACTGAGTCTTAGCAGCAGAATCATTCATTTCCAATCTACCATTAAATCCGCCGATAGGTGAAGCCCCATCATCATACGCAGATTCACTAGCATATATTTTTCCACTGAAATAAATTGGGTATGTCTTTGTCTCAACTTCTTCACCATCAACAATAGAGTGTTCTATCTCTCTATCACATCCAGTATTAGTTACCACGCAATGCGCGTATTCACAAGTTATTCCATAAGGTGTTTCGTATTCTATTCTTAGTGCCATTTTATCATCTCGTTTAATTCATTCTATTTATGTGTTCATATCCAATCAGGTTCTGTTGGAAAGTTATCTGCCGCTTCATTAGCCGTTTCATAATCTGTTATGTCTCTTAATGCTTGTCTGTATGTAGTTAATTCTGTTTGTTGCTCAGTAGTAAGATTGTTGAATCTATCTGATAGCATCCATAGGTCTGATTGTCTGAATCGCATTCTTCTTTCAGCATCAATAAACCCCCAATCACATTCCTCAAGCGTTATTATTCCATCAGTTACTGCTTGCCTTAAACTCATATCAATCCATCCTCACTAATACTTGAAGTTTACCCGGCGACCAATAGAAATGGAAATTACCACCTGCTAAAGTCGCTGTTGAAGGTAAAGATGATGAATAACTTTGACTTTTCATCATGTTTGAACTTCCTGTTGATGCTGCGCTAGGTTGTCCTCCAAATGTTGAACCCAAATAACCAATGTTTAGAATATATACATTAGGTGCATTACTTTGACTGGTTCTTGTCCACCCAATCCAATACTGTGTATCTTTTACAAGGGTAGGTGTTCCGCCTGACCACGAACTTTCATATATTGCCCCAGTATTGCTTGTTGAAAAAGTTAATTTACCCAAAAGAGTATTTGGTTGACCATTTGAATCTGAATAAACGCCTACCTCTATACTGTTAGTAAGGCTTGTGTTATTTCGTATTCCTAATTGGTCTATTGTTCCTGATGCATATGAGATAAATGGATAGTATAAGACATGAGGGGCCCAAGTAGCGGATGATGATTGGTAGCCACCCGCACCATAAGGCAAGACAGAATGAGCATAAAAATCAGTTGTTGTTTCAACTACTCTTAAGTCATTACCTGTTGAGCCATCATCTATTGTTCCATCGCTTTTTGTCCTTCTAAACGGATGCCTACCCACTTCAATCACCTCATATTAATTTGTTATGCAATACTACTGCATGGAATGCAACTGAAATAGCAGCAGTGCTGCCTTGTTTATTTTGATACCTAATTCTAAGTGTATCATCTGATGAATCGTAATCAGCATCCAACGTTCCTATTCTAGACGCTCCGGTATACATGATAGCCCATTCTGTGAAATTGACATATCTTGTCCATGTTCCTAACACTTGTCTTTCAACCCCTTGAACTAATGCTTTGAAAGATTCTATTTCATCAGCAGTTCCATCTTCTACTGATACGGTTAATTCAATTGTTTGGTGTCCTCCTGTGCCTGTCAAATCATCTAAATCAAAGTTCATCAATTCAACATAACCATCATCAGCAAGAGATGAATCACTCACTGTTCCGGCTACTATACCCGAATCATCGTTAGCACCTGTGTAATATCCACTTGTAGTTCCACTACTTCCTGTCCCTATGGTTACATCTGTAATGATTGATGTAGCCGTTCCTGATGCTGCTGCCCAAGAGGTAGTCCCATTTGTGTTAGCAGTTAGGACATAGCCCGTTGTTCCAGTGACGGCAGTTGGGAGAGTGTATGCTTCATTGATTGTGACACCATCTTCTATTTCTAACACGATTTCTTGAGTCCCTGCAACCATTGTTTTGAACTGTAAAGCACCATCATTTGTTCCGCTTGTTACATCTTTTGCTATTGCAGAGATTTTGGCATAAGTGCGTTCTCCCCCTGCACTATCTTCACCATTAAATCCTATGTTACCTAAAGCGTCATTATCTGCTGGTGAAGAACTATCCCTGTATAATTTTAAAGATGGGCCATTATTAGCATCATCGTCTCCATCAAGAAGAAGTAATGTTGGGCCAGTTGCAGTAGCATCATCTCTTGATACAGTAAGCATTCCTTCGGTTACAGGAGAAGTTAATGAGCCAATTTTAATTTTACCGGCTGAGTCACCTGTAATCCAAACAGGGCTACCGTCGCCCGAAGAAATTGAGAGTTGGTCGTCACCTGTTGCACTCGCTACATCAGCCGCACCGATGACCACATTGTTGTCGCCCGTAGTGATATTGTCGCCAGCGGTCCACCCTATGGTGATGTTTTTATGCGCCGCCGCAGCGAGATTGTAGCCCGACTGGTAGCCTAACCCGATATTGTAGTCACCAGTCAATGCGCCATTCGATACGGCTCCGTAACCAATACCTATGTTATGGCCACCCGTATTATCAGGATTACTTAGTGCGCTATATCCTACAGCAATACTGTATGTGGGGTCACCATAGAACATAGCCTGATAGCCAATTGCAGTATTACCTCCCTCTGTATCTAATTGCGTCCCTGTTTGGTGACCTATCAGAGTGTTGTAATCTCCACTGGTAAGGTCTTCACCGGCATAGTTTCCCATAACTACATTTTTTATGCCACCATTAGAGAGACGCATAGCCTCGTAGCCAATGGCGATGTTGTCATCATGGGTGTCTGAGTCATGTAAAGCCGTGTACCCAATAGCGATATTTCGTGAGCCTGTGGATATAGTAGCACCAGCAGATGTCCCTAACATTGTATTGTAATCTCCTGTTGTTACAGAATCGCCAGCACTTGCACCTATGGCTATGTTGTCCCTTCCACCATCTGCTAAGTAGAGGGTTCTATACCCAATACCTATGTTATTCCAATCTCCTGTTGAAGTATAATTAGATTCATAACCTATTGCTATTGTCCTGCTCGCCCCATCTGTTATGTTTTTCCCGGCTGAATTACCCAATAGAATACTACCGTCAGCAGTTGTGAGAGCCTCCCCTGCTCTGTAACCAATGGCGATGTTATTATCTCCGGTAGTAATATTTTCAAGAGCCTCGTTACCAATTGCTACATTCCATTTTGCGTGGCTACTTACACCATACATTGCACTTGCGCCTATTGCTACATTGAATCCACCACTTGTATTAGCCCCTTGATGGGCCATGTAACCAATTGCTACATTTGAATTACTTACTGTGTTCCTTAGTGCCGCATATCCTAATGCGGCATTATTCGTTACTGTTTCTGCTTCTTTGAGTGTTTGACCACCAATTGTTGTATTGTAGTCGCCGGAAGTAATCTTTTCCTGAGAGTATTGACCAATAGCAATATCCTGAGTTCCATTTGTTATGGATTTGAATACATCTGAACCAATACCTACATTGTAATTTGCACTACTTAGTGTTCCTGTCGTTGGTGCGCTTCCATCACTATTAGTCTGTATTAGAATTGAATCTGTGAAGTTAGTAGCATCCATTAGCACATCATCTAATGCACCAATATCAGAAGCACCACCGACTGCTGAACCTGCTACTGTTAGAGAGCCGGGTATATTCACTACACCTGCTGAACTACCTTCAATCCAAACAGGACTTCCATCTCCTGATGCTATTATTAAAGTATCATCTGTTGAAGCCGAAGCCGCACTTGCATCACCTATAATCACATTGTTAGAACCAGATTGGAGATTATTTCCAGCAGTATTTCCTATTAATATGTTTTTAGCACCCGTAACTTGTTGCCCTGCTTGTGTGCCAATACCAATGTTATATCCACCTGCGGCTGAACCGTTTAAAGATTGATAACCTACCCCGATATTATGATTACCTGTTACCGCATTACCGTTTAGGCTGTAATAACCAACCGCAGTATTGTAATCTCCGCTTGTGATATTAGAACCGGCTGATTTACCAATACCTGTATTTCTATTACCGCTACTTAAGGAATCTAAAGAGTTTCCACCTACACCTACATTATCGCTACTTGTAATAGCATCAGATAACTCATTGAGAGCAGAAGCACCACCGACTGCTGAACCAGCAACAGTTAGAGAACCTGCAATGTTTACTACACCAGCAGCAGATATAGTCATTCTTTCTGTTCCAGCAGTTGAGAATCCTAATATGTCTGTTCCGCCTCTATACATTCCTGT